GTTAAGAAAACTAAGAAAATGTCTGGTGAAAAACCAAACGGCCGCCCGCGCTTTGTTTTTGATCTTGAAAAAGTCGCGGCCTTAGCGAAAATCCAATGTACCGACGGCGAAATTTGCGCAGTTTTAGGCTGTTCGGAGGAAACACTTTTTCGAGGCGAGGCGCGCGACCCAAAATTGGCTCAAGTAATCGCGGACGGACGTGCCCAGGGACGAGCCTCGCTCCGCCGCAAACAGTTTCACCTCGCGATCGACGGCAACCCGACGATGCTGATCTGGCTCGGCAAGCAGACACTCGGACAAAAAGATCGGCAAGATCACGAAATCAGTGGGCCAGCCGGTGCTCCCTTGATCCCGCCCGAGGTGCATGTGCATTTCGTTATGACGAAGAAGGAACTCGAATGAGCGCTCGTATCGCCAGGCCACAATTATTCATGGAACTGTCTCCGCAGTTCCAGCCGCTCTTTGCCCCGGCGCGATACAAGGTCTATTACGGCGGGCGCGGTGGGGCAAAATCCTGGGCCTTCGCGCGGGCACTCATTCTCAAGGCCTACAAGAATCCCCTGCGTATTCTATGCGCACGTGAATTTCAGAATAGCATTGCGGATTCGGTACATAAACTTTTAGCCGATCAGACCGGGGCCTTAGGCTTGACCGCGTTTTTCAAGGTGACGCAGACGAGCATCGTGAGTGCGGCCGGTGCCGAGTTTATTTTCAAGGGGTTGCGCCACAACATCAACGAGATCAAATCCTTTGAGGGTATTGATCTCTGCTGGGTTGAGGAAGCGCAGCGCGTGAGTGCCGAGTCTTGGGACGTACTGATTCCTACGATCCGCAAGGACGGGTCGGAAATATGGATCAGTTTCAACCCGGATGGACCTGAAGACCCGACATATAGACGTTTCGTTCTCAACCCCCCTCCTAGCGCTATTGTCGCAAAGGTGGGATGGGAAGATAATCCGTGGTTTCCTGCGCCACTCCGGGCCGAGATGGAATACTGCCGAGCGAGCGATCCCGATGCTTATGCCCATATCTGGGGAGGTGAGCCTAAGCGTCTGACCGAGGCTTGCGTGTTTCGGGGGCGATTCCGCGTTGAGGCATTCGAGACGCCGCTTGATGCGCGTTTTTTCCACGGGGCAGATTGGGGATTTTCGCAAGACCCCACGGTCTTGATCCGGGCTTTCGCCAAGGGCGACTTACTGTATGTTGATCAAGAGACCTACGGAATCGGTGTGGAACTCGATGAGATACCGCAACTTTTCGATGCTGTACCCACGGCCCGGACGTGGCCGATCAAGGCAGATTGCGCTCGCCCTGAAACGATTTCGCATGTGTGCCGCCGGGGCTTCAACATCACGGCGGCCAAGAAGTGGTCTGGTTCGGTCGAGGATGGTTTGACTGTGCTCAAGGGGTTCGCGGCAATCGTGGTGCATGAACGCTGCCGGCATACAGCCGAAGAAATGCGGCTCTACTCCTATAAAGTGGACCGCATAACAGGAGACGTGTTGCCGGTCCTCGTTGATGCACATAACCATTGCATCGACGCCCTGCGCTACGCATTGGATGGTTATATACGCAAAAGCGATACGGGCCTGCTCGATTACTATAGGCGGCTTGCCGAAGAGCAGGCGGCGGCCAAGGAAAACAAGGAGCGCGCGGCATGAGCCGGGAAAACATGGGAACAAATATCGAGCCCGGCTTTGTGCAACGTGCGGCGCAGGGGTTCAAATATATTTTTGGCAGAGGGAATCCAGTCCCGTCAGCCTCCTCGAACGATCCGGGCCGGCCGATGATTCAAACTCCTGCCGTAATCGATCCGCAGGAATATCAGGTCAAAAGCGCACCGCCTGAATCATTTTTTGGGCCAGGCCAGCCGTTGCCCCCTACGGCGCAACACGAGGCCGGCCGGCAGTTGGATTTCCCGTATGCCTGGAACATGCGTACCACGCCGCGTCAGCAAGAGGGAAACACCTTCGACACGTTGCGCGCCCTGGCAGATACGTGCGACGTGTTGCGGCTCGTAATCGAGACCCGCAAGGACCAGCTTTGCAAGTTGGATTGGCAGATCGTGCCGCGTGACGAGGACAAAGAGGCCGGGCCGGACGCCAAGACCATCGAGGAGTTTTTACGCATTCCCGACCGCGAGCATCCCTGGGATGCATGGTTGCGGATGCTGCTCGAAGACCTTTTCGTTATCGATGCGCCCGCGATATATCCGCGCATGACCCGTGGCGGCGCTTTGTATGCGCTTGAACCTGTGGACGGGGCCACAATCAACCGTATGCTTGACCGCACAGGCAGAACGCCCTTGCCGCCGGACCCTGCCTATCAGCAAATCCTCAAGGGCATGCCGGCAATCGATTACACGTCCGACGAGTTGATTTATGCCCCGCGCAATCCCAGGACGCACAGGGTGTACGGTTACTCGCCGGTCGAGCAGATTCTTTTGACCGTCAACACGGCTATTCGCCGGGCGGTTCACGTGTTGCAGTTTTACACGGAAGGCTCAACGCCCGACTTGATTTGGGGAGTGCCTGAAACGTGGCAACCGGATCAAATCAAGCAGTTTCAACAGTATTGGGATTCGTTGTTACAGGGCAACACGGCTGCCAGGCGTAAGGGCCTATTCGTTCCGGGCGGAATAAAACCGTTCGATACCAAGGAGCAGGCACTCAAGGACGAGTTTGACGAATGGCTTGCCCGAATCGTGTGCTACTGCTTTTCGCTGCCGCCAACGCCGTTTGTCAAACAGGTCAACCGCGCCACGGCGCAAACGGCGCAACAGTCAGCTATTCAAGAGGGGTTGCATCCTCTCATGCGTTGGGTCAAGGGACTTATCGATTGCATCCTTGTCAAGCAGTTCAAGCGCGCGGACTTGCAATTCGCGTGGAAAATGCAAGAGGATGTTGAACCGCTAGTGCAGGCCCAGATTGACAAGATTTATCTTGATTCTGGCGTCATGGATGCTGACGAAGTGCGAGCTGACCGCGGCATGCCTCCGAGGACGCCGGAGCAGATCGAGGCGGCTAAGCCGGTGCCCCCGGCGCTGCCTCCCGGTGCGAAGCCCGGCGAACCTGGCCCGGGGAAGCCTCCCCCGCCCGATACTGGCAAGGTCGCCAAACTCGCCAAGGCCGATGATGAGCACGAGATAAAGATGCCCGCGTTCGACCGCCCGGACGTGACGCGCGAACGCGAGGCCTTGACCGAAGACCTCGCCGGCTGGCTCGCCGATGAGGCGGAAGCCGCCGGAAAGGACGTGGAGAAGGCAAGCGAGGAACACGCGGGCGATGCCACGGCGCTCGGCGCATCCCTGGCCGGAGTTCTTGTCGGCGCGATCAAATGGTCGCGTTGGGATTCTCTGATTATCTTGATCCGGCCGCGCCTTGAGGTTGTGGGCGACTCCTCGGGCTTGCGCGCGTTGATCGCCTTGCCGTTGGACAAGGAGATGGTCGAGGCGGCTACCCCGGCGATCGAAGATGCGGCGATTGCCTATGCGCGTTCGCGAGCGGCCGAGATGGTAGGCCGCAAGTATAACGCCCTGGGCGAGTTGATCGACAACCCGAATCCGCGTTGGGCGATTACTGATACCACTCGCGCAGCCTTGAAGGCGGAGATCGAGCGCAACCTAGCCGAAGGGGCCGACCCGACCACTTTGGCGCGAGCCATCCGCGAGTCAACGCAGTTTGGGCGGGCTCGGGCCACAATGGTCGCGCGCACCGAATTGCTTATGGCACACAATGCCGCGAACCTGGCGAGCGCGAAAGAAGGCGCTGCCCTGGGCCTGAAGATGAAAAAGAAGTGGCTTACCGCCAATGACGATAAGGTTTGTCCGGATTGTGTGGCGAATGAAGGTGCTGGCGAGATAGAATTGGATGAATCATTCCCGAGCGGGCACCAGACCCCACCGGAGCATCCGAATTGCCGTTGTGGCGTGGTTGCTGTAGCCCGAGAATAGGAGGATTTTTATGAGAATTTTTGCTGAAATCACGAAGACTGACGCTGCGAATCGGATGGTCTACGGTTACGCC